ACTTAGGTAGCTCAGAGGCTTTCGCTGATGTCAGGAACACACTCAGCTTGCCCAGCCGATCATCGTTTTGCGCCTTCTCACCAGCCAATCGCTGCGCATGCGGCGGAAGATGCCCAATGTCGCCCACTTCCACATAGCCGCCGTCGAACTGCTGCTTCGGCGACCAGCTGATGTACCCGGCGTGGTCTTTGTGATTTGGCGCGCCGCCATCGGTGTATTCGACCAGATAGCCATCGTCTGCTCCGTTCTCATCGGCGGGCAGTTCCCATCCGCGATATTCGTTGTAGGCGAGTCGAGTCATTGCAACGGCCAGCACAATTTTCGTTCCGATGTAGCGCATTGTTGATTCCTCTTTCGGTTGATTTAAACAAACAAGTCATCCATCTCGGCGCAGGCCTGGGCCAGATCTTCCTGCAACCCTTGCAGATCTTCGAGCGCCGTAACCTGGCACATAACACACGGCGTGTCGCTAAATCGCTTTGTGACGTGGCAGTCAACGACCTGAGTGTCATCGATCCAGACGACGCCGTTGAACGCATCACAGATTGCCTTCAGCACGTTGTCCAGATCGGGCTTCTTGGTCGGCACCAGCTTGCCAAGCCTGGCCGCTGCCTTCTTGGCCTTCGTGTAACTGACCGGGATCGGCATAAAGATCTGCAGCTTCAGCTCGACCGGCCCCGAGAACAGATCAGCGCCGCGCATGGACATTCCAGCCTCATACGCGACACGCTGCTCGTACTCGACCGTCTCCTTCGGCGTGTACAGCATCGGGACCGGTTTCTTTCCGGCGCCGCCCATCATGCGTACGCGGGGTCTGCCCTTCCCGATCGGATCGCCCGGCACGCACACGAATAGGGTTTCAGTCATCTTGTTCTTCCTTGACCTTGTCCATCAGCGCGTCAACTTCCTGATCGATCACGGCGGGTATTTGGTGGCCCAGGTATTCCCAGTCGGCCGGTGATGCCTGATTGGTCAGAAACCAATACCGCTCAGCATATTTTCTATGCCGCGCGTTCTCTTCTTCAAACTTGTTTGCCCGCGTCACCCAAGCATCAAGCGAATCCTCATTGCTTTCTGCCTCATTGCGAAGCGCCTCGTTCTCGGCCTTGAGCTGGTCAACCACACGCACCAGCGCATCCCGGCTTTCGACAACTGAGCCAAGCGTTTCGCCCAAGGCGCGCCCGACGTTGTTAGACACTTCAAGCTCGGAGATCAGCGCCAGCACTGCGGCTGGTGTGGCGTGACCAATGAAGCGGGCTTTCGCCTCACGGTCAGGGCATGCGCCATATTTTGCAGGATGACTGTAATCCATGAATGCAATAAACCCATGGTCGTCACGCACACCAGCGCTCGTAATGCCGCGCTCTATAAATCTCCAAGGCAGCGGACCGCAAGCTTCTGCCGCATTCTTCAACTCGCTGTAATCGTTCATTGGTCTATCTCCGTTTGTCTGCGGCAAGTCTATTCGGCACCGGTAACGCGGGGCAACTCTTCAATCCCCATGGCATGCCCGAAGGCGCAAACATCCCAGCCGCTGCAGAAATATCGGTAGGCCCTGGCTATCGCCGGCAGCCGGTACGTATCGCCCATGCGGTACTGCGCAAAGTCCTCAGGCCGCATGTTGTTCTGATCGGCGTATTCGATTTCAAACCGTTCGCGCTTGTCCATCACTCAACCTCGCAGCGCGGCCAGATCAGCCTGGCTTCGCGCAATGCCTGTTCGTAGTTCAGTGCCCCGTCGAGCAGCACCATCTGGAAAGGACTGTAACCGGTGACGATCACAGTCCAGGTTCGTTTGGTCACTCGACCTCCCTCGCGAAGCTCAGAAGCCAGCTGTTCCTCCCATCATGGGTTTCTGGCAATTGGCGAATCAGCAGTTCTGCCCAGAGCACACGATCAAGCCCGGATTGAGTCTCGGCCTTCGTCAGCGCGATCACCTTCGCCTTCTTCTTCGCCCGCGACGTGTACAGCGTCCGGATGAACTGGCGCTGACGGCGCAGAGTTTCTTTCAAGCGCTCCACCATCACACTGTCGTCGTGGCGAGCCCGACTGGAGAATTCGTGATACGCATGATCAACCGCATGCAGCCGCAGCTGGATATCGTCGCGCTCCTGCTTCATGGCGGCCAGTTGCGCAGCCAGTTCCTGACACTTCACTTCAGTCGACTGCAACGACTCGAGGCGGGACCGGGCAGTATCGTGCAGCGTCTCCAGTTCCTGCTTGAGCGTGGTTATCTCCTGGCGCTGTACAAGTTCCCGGCCAAAGCCCGCGATGACGTCGGTATTTGCGACTTTAAGCCGGCCAACAAGATCGTCGACCTGGGCGGAAAGCTCTCTTGCAATTTGCTGCATTGATTTGAAAATCATTGGTCATTCTCCGTCGCTAAAAAGGGATGTCGTCTGAAAACTCAGACCATGGGCCGTCTGGCTGTCTTGGCGGTGATGCCATCGGCTCTGTTTCATGCCACTGCTTGCACGCCTCCCACCAGCTTTCACCGAACTTGCAATGAAACTGGCCGTTCTTCTGCCCTTGGCAAACCCAGGCAAGGAATGATGATTTTTCGTCGTACGGTCTGGCTTTCGGTTTCATGGTCGTTTCTCCGAACGGTGGTGCCCGCGCTTCTGCGAGCCGTCTTTGAAAATAACGCGCTTGTCGGCGCCTCGCGTGACGCGGACAATCTCGTCTGACTCGACGCTTACCTCGAACCCGGCACGGCGCAGTGGAATGACTATCGCCGCTTGTGCTGGGGTCATGATCTCACCTGCGTATCAAGAACAATCTCGATCTTTCCCTTGCGTCGAACGGCGTAAGCAAATCCATGCTCATCTGGCAAAACCTTCTCAACAGTCCCGACCCGGTCTTTGCCGAACACTTCGATTCCTGCTGCGTCGATTCGGCTTGACACGTATTTGATCTTGTCGCCGATTTTTAGGCTCATCGCTTGATCCCCAGCGTTGCGCGCATCTCGGCGCGGAGTTGTTCGGGAGATTTCTTGTCCAGCCCTTGCGCCTTGATCCGATCGAGAACGGCTTGATCATTAGCGCGCTCTGCCTTCTCGCGCTCATCCTGCGCTGCCTCCTGGCTAAGCAACAGCTGGCCCGCTACCAACGGTTCACCGCGTTGCAGCTTTGCCGTGAGATCGGCATAGCGCTTGTTGAAACGGTTCTGAACCGTCTCGGCCTTGGGTGTTCCGGTGCGAATGCTGTACCAGTCCGTCAGGCGCGCCGCCTCCTGAACGATCGGATGGCTGAATTTCCAGTTAACGACGTCGCTCGACGCTTCAACAGCTTCTCGCCAGGCCGCATCGACTGTCGGTATCCCGAGATTTGAAACGCCAGCCTCGCACAGAGCTCTGAATTCTGGCGCCGATGGCGGCCATGGATCAGTGCTGACCGAACAGGCCTGCATTCCAGCGGCGATCTGCTGGCCGCTAATTCCGCTCAGCACTTTCCCCCAAATGTCCTGGCTATCCGTCTCGCCATGAACAGAGGTCCACTTATGGCCGTACATCGCTGTCATCAGGATCCACAAGTTGGCCATCAACTTCGCGGATGCGGTCGAACTCTGGCCATTCGCGGTCGTCTCCTGGTGCTTGTTGCTCCGGCTCTGGCTCGAAGTGGTGGGCGTTTGCACGACGGACTTTTTCAACGAGGCTAACGCTGCCTTGGCGACTTGTTCCGGATTCTGGTTTTCCAAAGGCATCTTCTGATCTCCAATCCCAATCTGATTTAAACCCACGCCACCCACGCTCAGCGGCAATCTGGACGGCTTGCGCAACATCGATACCGGCCTTGCTCGCCTCGCGCTTCATTGCGGCCCAGGCTGTCGGCGTAAGATCTGCTTTCGCCTTCTTGCGAACAACCAGCCAATCTCGCGCATGCTCAGGGTTGCAACCTTCAGCAATCATCTGATCTACGCAAACCAAACCCTCAGCGGATTTCTTCTTTGCCGGCTTCTTCGCAGGGGGGTCGGCAGCTTTTGCTGTCGACAAGTGCTTTTGATCTTCTTCTTTACCTTCTTGTACTTCTTTATTGTGGTCACTTGCTGGTCGCTTTCTTC